GGGCCGTGGTGTAAAGCTGGCGATTTTGTGGTGGTACGGCCTAACTCAGGCACCCGCCTGAAGATTCATGGCCGAGAGTTCCGGATCATCAACGATGACTCGGTCGAAGCAGTTGTACAAGACCCCCGTGGTATTTCACGTGCATAAGGAGTAAGACATGGACAAAGTAGAGTACGAGTTCCCGGACGAGAAGGAAACCAAGGCAAAAGTGGCTCAAAGCCTTGCTAAAACCGAGGATGACGAGCCTGAGATTGAGCTTAAGATTGTAGACGACACCCCGCCGCAAGACCGTGGCCGCAAGCCAATGGCCGAGCCACCGGAGGATGTCACCGACGATGAACTTTCTCAGTACGACGAGAAAGTACAGAAACGGCTGAAAAAGTTTACAAAAGGCTATCATGACGAGCGCCGGGAGAAGGAAGCAGCCCTGCGGGAGCGTGAGGCAGCTGAAAACTTCGCCCGTCAGATGTACGAAGAGAACATGGCTCTACAGCGCCAGCTGTCTGAGGGGTCGAAAATCTTCATCGAGCAGGGTAAATCTGCCGCCCAGCTTGAGCTTGAACAGGCCCGCAAAGCATATAAGGAAGCATACGAAGCCGGAGATGTGGACGCGGTTACCGAAGCTCAGTCTAAGATCGTAGCTGCTTCGCTGAAGGTTGACAAAGCTGAGAATCTTAGACCTATTGAAGTACAGGAAAAACCAGAGTATAGTCCCCCGAAACGCTCGTCCCTCGACCCTCTGGCCAGACAATGGCACGAGAGCAACCGATGGTACGGGAGCAAGGAAAAGCCTGAGTACACTGTAATGACAGCAACCGCCTTTGGCGTGCATGCAGCCCTAGCTGAACAATACGGTGAGCAGTACGTAGGCACAGAGGATTACTACGAGAAAATTAATTCTCGTATGCGAAAAATATTCCCCGAGCATTTCGGGAGCGATGAGCAGGACAACGAACCGGAAGATGAGCCTAAGGCCACTGTCCGTGCCAATAAACCGTCTAATGTAGTAGCTTCGGCTACACGTAGCACGGCATCCAAAAAGCAGGTAAAGCTAAGTGCTTCACAGGTAAATATTGCTAAGCGCTTAGGTGTACCGTTAGAACTTTACGCCAAAAAGGTTGCAGAACAAATGGAGAGATCATAATGGAAACTCGTCTTAGCCGCGAACTGGAAACACGAAGCAAAACCGAGCGTAAGCCTAAATGGCGTCCGCCGGAGCTTCTGCCCACCCCTAATCCGGAAGCTGGTTTTAGGTTCCATTGGGTGCGTGTTGCTACGCTTAACACGCCTGACCCTATCAATTATTCTCAAAAGCGGCGCGAAGGATGGGAGCCAGTTAAAGCTTCCGAACATCCTGAGCTTCATGCCCATTTGTTAGAAGGTGACAACGCAAAAGACACTGTTGTCATTGGCGGCTTGATGCTGTGCAAAACCCCTGAAGAATTCGTCACCGACCGTAATGATTATTACACTGGTCAGGCGAAGGATCAGATTGATGCAGTAGACAATAACTTTATGCGCCAAAGCGATCCGAAGATGCCTCTGTTTCAGGAGCGCAAATCTTCGACCACGTTTGGCAAAGGTCGTTAATTAATTTTTGGAGTCCAACATGGCATATCCGACTGTAAATGCCCCCTACGGGCTAAAACCGATCAATTTGATCGGCGGTCAGGTGTTTGCGGGTTCTACTCGTGAACTCCCGATTGCAAGCAACTACGGTACTGTCATCAACAACGGCGATATCGTCCGTTTGTCCGGTGGCACTATTGTTAAAGAAGCAGGCACAACTACTGTCTCGGCAACGGGCGTTGTAGGTGTGTTTGTTGGCGTGTCTTACACCAACCCATCGACAGGTCAGAAACTGTTCGCTAACTCGTATCCCGGTTCGGTTGTTGCTTCCGACATCGTGGCTTACGTTGTGGATGATCCTGATGCGTTGTTTAAAGTCGCTGTGACTGGCGGTGCAACTTCGACCACCATCACTCCGATTTCTGGCACGATCTTGGGTAATAACCTTGCTATCTCCCAGCCATCTACTAACACCACTATTTCGGGCAACTCAAATATTGGTGCGTATGACTCAGGCAGCAACACTGCATTCACTTTGCCTCTGCGTGTAGTTGCTCTCGTAGAAGAGACAACCGACGCTAGCGGTAACTACAGCGAAGTGATTGTTAAGTGGAACATGCCTTATATCACGCTTGTTGAAGGTACTCCGAACGTTGTCTCGTACAACGGCGGTCACTCGTATCTCAACCCGAGTGCGCCTTCTAACGTTTAATGGGAGCTAAATCATGGCTATTTCTCGTGCACAACTACTGAAAGAGCTGCTCCCCGGCTTGAACGCATTGTTCGGTCTGGAGTACTCACGCTACGGCGAAGAACACAAGGAAATCTACGAAACCGAGACTTCCGAGCGTTCGTTCGAAGAAGAAACCAAGCTGTCTGGCTTCTCAGCAGCTCCGGTTAAAAACGAAGGTTCTGCAATTGCGTATGACAATGCGCAGGAAGCATGGACTGCTCGATACAACCACGAAACCATTGCTTTGGGTTTCTCGCTGACCGAAGAGGCCATCGAAGATAACCTGTATGACAGCCTGTCGGCTCGTTATACCAAGGCACTGGCTCGTGCTATGTCGTATACCAAGCAAATCAAGGCCGCAAACGTCTTGAACAACGGCTTCAATACTACCGGCGCATACGACGGTGGTGATGGTGAGCCTCTGTTCTCGGCTAATCACCCGCTGGTTGGTGGTGGTACTAACTCCAACATTCCAGCTGTGCCAGCTGACCTGAACGAAACTTCGTTGGAAAACGCTGTGATTCAAATCGCTGCGTGGACTGACGAACGTGGTCTGCTGATTGCTGCTAAGCCACGTAAGCTGATCGTTCCTCCGCAGCTTCAGTTCGTTGCTACTCGTCTGCTCGAAACCGAACTCCGCGTCGGTACTAACGACAACGATATCAACGCTCTGAAGAGCAATGGTTCGATCCCTGAGGGTTACACGATCAACCACTTCCTGACCGATCCGAACGCATGGTTCCTGACCACTGATGTTCCTAACGGTATGAAGCACTTTGTTCGTACCCCAATGTCCACCGGCATGGATGGCGACTTCGATACTGGTAACGTCCGTTACAAGGCTCGTGAGCGTTATTCGTTCGGCTGGTCTGACCCGCTGGGCATGTACGGCTCCGCAGGCGCGTAAGACAAGGGGGGCTTTACGCCCCCCTCTTCGTAGTATATAAAGTAGTTATTCCGGGAATATCCCGGTGTTTGCGAACAGTCCCGGCTGACGACATGCAGATCGCTTACACCTAACTCGCATGTGAGGACAATATGGCAGTTTCTACTACCCAAAGCATTTGGCGTTCGGGCGGCGGCGATCAGACTCGTACCGCGTATTGCGGCACCGGGCTGATGGTTGCTCAGTTTTATATCGACCCGACTGACGCGGACACCACCGCTGTTCAAGTTTCTTCTTCCAATACCGCTCCGGTTATTCTTCCGGCTGGCGCAGTCGTTGTGCAAATCAACGCTAACGCTGCTGGTACCGGTGGTACGACCCCCACTTTTGACATGGGTTGGATCGGCTACACCGACACAACCGCCGTTGACCCCAACGGTCTGCTGAGTGCGGCTGATGCTGACGCTGGTAAGCAGGTGTTTAACTGGGCTTCGGCTACGGCTGGTGATGACCTCGGTGTGATTATGTCTGCGACGCAGATGGTTAAGATCACTGGCGGTGGTACCACTGGCGACGAACCAACTGGCGGTTCGATTACCGGTCAAATCCTGTACTACGTCACCGATCCGTACCTCGGCCAGCAAAACGTCTAATTAGGGGGTCACTATGACCATGCAAACAGACGTTAAGTCGGCGCACACCAATGTGAATGCTGCGTTGTACGTAGGACGTACGCGTTTGAAAGGTGTAGTTTTTACGGTGTCAGGGGGTAGCCCCGTTGACCACATTATGTTTTATGACAATGCGTCAGCCGCAAGCGGTACTGTACGTTTGGAGTTAGATTCCGCTCATTCGGGCAGCCTTAATGTAGTTATACCCGGGGAAGGAATTTTATTTACAAACGGTATCTACTGTGACGTAGGTGATGCTGCATCAGTGACTATTTTCTATGGCTAAATCACCAGCATGGCAGCGAAAAGAGGGTAAATCCGACGCAGGCGGATTGAACGCTAAAGGGCGGGCTTCGTATAACAAAGCGAATCCCGGTAAACCGGGGCTTAAAGCCCCGCAACCCGAAGGTGGCCCTCGTAGGGATTCTTTTTGTGCCCGCATGAAAGGTATGAAAAAGAAATTAACGAGTGCTAAAACGGCTAATGATCCGAATAGCAGAATCAACAAATCATTGAGGGCTTGGAAATGTTGACTGGTGAAATGATGACGTTGTGGAACCTAGTACTAACAGTGTTGATTGCTGTTGTTGGTTTCGTTGCCGTCGAAAAAATCAAAAAGCTCGACACCGTTGAAAAGCTTATTAACGATACACGTGTGGAGGTGGCCCGTGATAACGTCACTAATGCAGAAGTTGACCGTATTACTACGCACATTGACCAACGCTTTAACAAGCTGGAAGCAAAAATTGACCAGCTTATTGCGCAAAGAGGGTCGTGATCATGAAGCGCAAGGTTAAAAAATTTGGTGGGGGTGGCCTATCAGGTGACCTAGGTAGCCTTGCGTTGATTGGTGGCCTTGGCTATATGTTTGGTCGCGGTTCGAAGTCGCTGTCCGAAAAAGAGAAAGCTGCAAAATTAGCAGAGGCTGCTAAGCCCGCAGAAGCTCCTAAGGTAGAAGAAAAGAAGGCAGAGGAAAAAGCTGAGCCTGTTGCTACACAAGCAGATGTACGTCGAGTGGACAATGAGATTGACGCAACAAATAAGCCTGCGCCTGTTGTAACGCCTAAGCGTAAATCTTCTACTGCTGTTTCTACGGATACAACAACCAAAAAATCTACGTACGTAGATAACGAAAATCGCCCTTCTAAGCCATATCCTAAGAAACAAGCGGAGGCGTATCCGAAAACTAAGCACAATAATAAAGCTCCGTCTCCCTCAGAGATTGATAAGCTTTATAAAGACCAAGGCATCACATTCACTCCTGATAACCCGCTTGTTAAGAAAGCAGAAGAGAAACGCGCGGGTAAAAAAGACAGTGCAACTCCAGTAGCGGATAAAAAGGTAGATGCTAAACCTGAAAAAGCTCCAAAGGTTAAAAGTTCTTCCGGTTTTGGCCCATCTAATACGTTCTTAACAGAAGAGCGCCTCGACGACTCAAAGAAGGCCATGAAAGGCGGCTGGAGCAAAGGATTGTTTGAAAAAGGCGATCTCCGTTCACGTGAACAGCGTATTCGAGATGAACAGTCTCGCTACAAAAAAGGCGGCAAAGTTAAGAAGTATGCAGCCGGTGGAACAGTTAAATCGTCCGCGTCTAAGCGAGCTGATGGTATTGCACAACGCGGTAAAACAAGAGGGAAGGTGCTCTGATGCCAAGCTCGACCAAAAAACAAGCGAACTTTATGAAGGCTATCGCTAACAACCCTAAGTTTGCAAAGAAAGTAGGGGTGCCACAGACAGTAGGTAAGGACTACGCCTCTGCGGATAAGCGCACTAAAAAGTTTGCAATGGGTGGTGCAGCTACTGATGGTGGTGGTGATTACACACCTAATGCGGGAGCGTATCAAATGCCCACTGGCCCTACCGTAGCTGATACTAATACTATGCCCGCACCCGGCCCTATCAACGTAGGTGGTGGTGATGCGCTTGGTAGTCAGTTCCCCCGTATGGGGCTGAAAAAGGGAGGCAAAGTATCATCCGCCTCGAAACGCGCAGATGGCTGCGCTATCCGTGGAAAGACGAGGGCTTAATTATGGATAAGATATTTTCGTCATTAGCACAGGCTTTGGGTAAGAAGCCTCAAGCATCTGCCGCTCCTGCCGCTCCTGCCGCTCCTGCCGCCCGTCAAGCTGCTATGCAGGCTAAGGTAGGTGCACGTATGGGCGGCATGGGTTCACAACCCCAAAGGCAACTTACAGCAGCACACCGTCAGCAGCAAAGTCAGCTGGACGCGATGCGTGGAGCAAATCCTTCTACTCCGGGGGCGGCTGGTCTGAAATCGCTAGACCCAGCACAATTTGCCGCTATGCAGAAAGCACAGCAAGGTGCGCCTTCTGTAACTCCTACTTCCGGAATGAATAAAGCGTACGCTGATTTTCAGGCGCAGAAGAGTGGAGCAGCAGGTGCAGGATCACAAACCGCATTTAAAAAGGGAGGCAGTGTGAAAGAGACCAAAAAAATGTTTGGCGGCGGAATGGGTAGCCGCATGGGTGGTATGGGCGGCATGGGTATGCGCGGTAGGATGGCGGCTAAGCCAGCAGCTAAACCAGCGGCTAAGCCAGCAGCACCGGCACCAGCAGCACCAGCACCAGCAACAATGAAAAAGGGAGGCGATGTGAAAGAGTCTAAGAAAATGGTTGGCAAAGAACTTGCCTTCATGAAGAAGAAGGGCGCACCTAAGTCGATGATGAAACACGAAATGGCGGAGGCAGGTATGAAGGTCAAGAAGATGGCCTCCGGCGGTCTGGCTGCTGGTCACAAGTCGGCTGACGGTATTGCCTCTAAGGGTAAAACCAAGGCTAAGCAAGTGAAGATGGCCTACGGCGGCAAGTGCTGATATGCGAGCCTCGCGTGGCATGGGTGCCATAAACCCTTCAAAGATGCCCGGCGGGAAGAAGAAAGCCCGTCGGGACGACACCGACTTCACGCAGTACAAAGAGGGCGGGAAGGTAAATGCTGCCGGTAATTACACCAAGCCAGAACTGCGTAAGCGGATCGTGTCTCAGGTAAAAGCCGCATCCACCCATGGCACAAACGCAGGTCAGTGGTCAGCCCGCAAAGCACAGCTTGTAGCTAAGAAGTACAAGGCAGCAGGTGGGGGCTACAGAGATTGAAAGCGCCACAGCAAAGCTTGAAGGCTTGGGGGGATCAGAAATGGCGAACCAAAAGCGGAAAGCCATCGTCAAAGACCGGCGAGCGTTATCTCCCGGAAAAGGCGATCAAGGCGCTAAGCCCAGCCGAGTACGCAGCCACTACGAAGGCAAAGCGGG